ATGTAGATTGTGATAGTAATGAGGTGAATGTATTTGTGATTAGCACATTTAAAAATCAAACAGCAGAGTTCTTGTTGTATTTAGATTCCCTAGAACAAAATAAAGCAGGGATGATTGGCTTCAATAATATTCATTTTGATTGGCCGGTGGTTAACTATATCCGAGAGATAGGTAATAAAATTACTCCGGATAGAATTTATGATTTTGTAATGACCATCATTAAATCTGAAAAAAATATTTATACCAAACAAACAATTAAGCAACTTGATTTGTTCTTATTGAATCACTACGATAATAAGGCTCGCTCAGCTTCTTTGAAGTCCTTGGAGGTGTCATTGAATTGGGAGAACGTTATGGATATGCCTATTGCTGTAGGTAGTATGATTTCTGAGGCCCAAGAGACTATGGTTCTTGAGTATAACTTAAATGATGTTCTATTCACTAGAAAGTTTTACGAAGAGTGCGCAGACAAAATAGAACTCCGTAAGAAAATTGGCAACAAGTACAAATTAGATCTGATTAATAAGAGTGATGTTGTCATAGGAGAAACAATCTTCTTAAAGTATTTAAGTCAAGCAATGAATATGCCAGTGAGCGAACTTAAAAAGATTCGTGGCAAGAGGGCTAAAGTTCCTTTGAAGGACATCATATTTGACTATATTAAATTCACAGAGCCTAAATTTCAAAAGTTATTAGGAACTATGTGTGAAACAACGAGTTCTTCTGAGTACTTAGAAGAGTGGGTTAGCAATTTTAAAACTAATAAGCCCGTGAATGAGTTATATGAACAAGTTGTTAGTCACAATATCGAACTAAAAAAATTAGCACAGAAGAAAAAATCATTTGGTTTCTTTGTTAATTATGCCGGGTTAAGAATTGATTATGGTGTTGGTGGTATTCATGGATGTATCAAACCAGGTGTTTATAAGTCTAGCGATAAGTATAAAATACTTGACATTGACGTGAAGTCATATTACCCTAACTTATTTATTCAGAATAACTTACATCCTCGCCAAATGGATCAGAATACTTTTATCAGTGTGTATAAGTTCATTTTTGACGAGAGGGTTAAGGCTCAAAAAGAAAAGGATGATATCACAAGTGCGGCACTTAAATTGGCACTGAACGGTCTCTTTGGTAAAACGGGCTCAGATGTAAGTTGCTTCTACGATCCGTTTGTATTCTTTGCCATAACAGTTAATGGACAATTGTTAATCACAATGCTATTGGAAAAATTAATTCAAGCAGGTGCAGAACTCCTTCAGGTAAATACAGATGGCGTGACCATTATGATTCCTTCTGATCAGGAGCACATATTTAAAAACATTTGTGCTGAGTGGGAGTCTGTTACTAAATTACAATTAGAATATGCAGATTATGCATCCATGGTCATCCGTGATGTAAATAATTATATTGCTGTTTCTACCAACGGAAAAGTAAAAGAAAAAGGAATCTTTGAAACTAAGAAGGACTGGCATAAAGACAATTCTTTCATGGTTGTACCAACTGCTGTACGAAATTATTTTGTAGATGGAATACCAATTACACAAACATTAGATAATCACAAAAATATTTACGACTTTTGTGGTCGCTATAAAGCAACAAAAGGATGGCACGCAGAGTGGGTATATCTAGAAAACGACCAAGAGAAAAGAAAAGGCTTTGGAAAAATATATCGATTCATTCCAGTGAAGAAGGGGGGAGTAAGCCTAAAAATAAATCAAGACGGAAGAGAACATCAACTTCTAGACGGCTACCAAACAAAACCATTCAACCAGATCATCAATATAAAAAAGAAAGACTTGGATTTCTCGTACTACGTAGCGGAATGCGAGAAACTGATATCGATGATTTCACCTTCGCAGATGACCCTATTATAGACATTATTGCTCCTCCTAATAGTTTGAATCTAAAGCCTATTATGATGGCACTAAGATGGGAAATTATAAATGGTGGCATTACTGTATGTGGAAGGCGTAATCCTCGTTATAAAAATAACGTGATTATTCCTTCCCTTAAGTATAGTTTTCATATAACTTATATGGACGGATATATTTTACTAGGGACTAGAGTATCTAGGTGGTGTAAAATACCAGTATCTTTTATAGATGATACTATTCCAGAAGAAACAATTAATTTATTGGTTGCTTACATTGAATACAAGAAGGCAAACGGAATGAATAGTATTAACGAGTACGTTAACGCATACGAACTTTCTTCCATACTCGTTGATAACGACCATTAACATACTCTAGCATGGGAATTGTTTTTTCTATTGGTTTAAAATCGGTCTCAGTTTTCTTATGCTTCTCAACAATATTTTTATGTAACAATTCACAGGCGATAAGAGCATCTAAAATATCCGTATTCTCTTTTAAGTAACCCTTAGCCTCTTCTATAATCTCCATAAACCATACATCAGTGCTATTAGCCGATAGATATTCGATTAGATAGGTGTTACCCCTCTCTGAGGTTGTATCGTTCTTATAGTAGCCATATGAGCCGTCTGCTTTTGTAAAACCTTTACCTAAGAAGATTGGTTTCTTAGCTAGTAGATTTATCTTATTAAATTGTTTATATTTATCAAGTACCACACCACCTCGGTTTACCTCAATCATTGCTACTGCATTGTTGTAGTACTCTTGTAATAAAATCATATTGCTGACAATTTGGTCTGGATCTGAGTCCCTTTCTGTATAGTGCGCAACATATCTATTCAAGTCTAAATCTTTAATGATTATGGCTTGATTAGAACCATCGCCCATGTTCTTACTGATAAATGGAATAGGGTCAATACCTGCAATATATGTGTGAGTAGGATTTGGTGGTTCTAATAACTGCATAGAACTACGATTGTCTCCTCTCTTTTGGATTGTTCCGTCTAAATCTTTATAGAGAATAACCTTTTCGATAGGGGGTTGAGTCGCAAGAATAATTCTTTCTTGAGCGTTTAATTTATCAATGATATGTTTAGGAAGAGCACCCTCTGCTGTAGATGAAAATACTTCATGAATTTCTAGGGGATACTGCTTAACAAAAGAGTTTAAGAAAGACTTATCGTCAATCTTATCTAATTTATCTCTAGTCTTCATCAACCACTCCTTAGCAGCAACTTCATCGCTCCATCCGTTAGGGCAAAAGTTTAATACCTTTCCGGTCTCCTTACCATTTTCATCTAATTCTGGAGCCTCCATGATACCTTGATACCCAGGAAGAAATATTGTTAACAAGTTTAGATTGTCTGCGTTGTTCCACAAGTTATTAGCTAACTTCTGTCCAATGGATGTAGATTCACCAGCACTTCCTCCAATAACAATAGGTGCTACCTTTAAGAAACCCGACTTAACGCTAGCTTGAGCAGATTTATATACTTGGTCTGCTTTAGGATGAAGAAATGCCTCATCCAAAAAACAATGCATAGCACGAAATGCCTCCAATGCTGTTGGTGTATCTACTGTTTCTTTTGTAATAATCTGAGAATCGATACCCGTAATCTCACCCGTAATATTATTTCTTTGGCCCATGTGTAGGTAACCTGCTTGTCTTGTTGAAACAACACCAGGTCTTACCCAAGGATCTAAGTTATCAAATACCACACGAGTCTTCTCTTTAAATAGAGTCTCAAGACGAGTTTTATCTGCGCTAGTAATTAAAGATGTTGATCCCGGATAAGTTAAGGCAACCCAAACAGGAACTATTCCTCCAAAGATTAAAGAAAGACCTACCTCACGTCTCTTACTTACAAATAAATCGTGATTTGTTTCTCTTGCGTTCTTGTATCCTTCGTAGATTAATTCATCTATATCTCGCCAAATCGGTCTTTTTTTGAAACCTCTGGCGTCTTTTATCGTACCTTGAGTTAGCGCAAAGTAATGAGTACCAGTCAATCCGAAGCGACCTTCTTGCCAGTATTCTCTTTCTTTACCCCACCACAAATCTTTTTCTTTAGATGTTGCTTTGGGATCTAGTCCATACTTAGCGTTCCATTTATCATATTCAAAACGGGAAGGTTTTTTCTTATTGATTATCTCCATTATTTTCTACTTGCTTGACGATCCAAGAAAGATACATTCTCTTCCTCTTTGTCTTCTTGTGGATAAGCCTCTAACTTTGCGAGTTTTAAACTCTTGTTGATTTTGTCTCCTGCTTGTAATAATTGAAACAAGCCCTTCTGATAAGGCTCATCTAAATCTAAGGTTTCATCCTTTACAGCAGACATCAATTGTTTTGATGCTGAGACCAAAGTCGAATAGAAATCTTTAGCAGGATCAAAGTCTTGAAGCTGAAGCCTTTGTATGGCCTCGTCTTCTTTTATCTTATTATCCTTTAGGAATTTGGAGAGTTTTTCTAAGCTCATTTATTTTCTTTTTTTGTTCTTCAATTTCTTTTTGGGTTTTGTTTGCCTCAAAAGGATTATTGATTAGTGTGTAATACTCACACCAAGAAATTAATTTCTGAAGTTCTAAAACTTCTGTTTCGATTATTTGTTTATTGCTTTTAGCCATTGTTCTAAATTGAAATTTGAAAAGTCCCCCTCTTCAACGTTCTCTCCTAAAGACAAATAAAATCTCACTATATTTCCTAGTGCCAATAACTGTGCTGTACTCGCAGTATTCTTAAATTCATATTCATTATTCAATCCTCCTATTAACGCTAGGTGAATCTCATTACCTGGACAATAATTTAGCGTATGTAAATAACCATCATGTGTAATACAATGTGTAATAATCGGTTCTCTTTCAAGACCGCCTATGTGGTATCTATCATTAGATAATTTAGATGCTGCCCTCTCGTGTTTTCTTATATCTGAGGCCAACAAATTTATCTTGCTGTATGTCCAGTAGATTTTCATAGTTTACTAAAACTTGTAGTATCTTGCATTGAAATAACAGCTACGTGATTACTAGATACAAGGTCACTAGATTGTTTTTCTTCCTCTTTCTCAATCATGTGTATAAGATACCATAATCCTTTTTTCATGTCTTCTAAACCGTTCTTCTCTTCGCAACGCCATACATATTTAATTATGTTAGCAGTGCACACTGCCATTATACCTGTCTTACCAATAGTTGCTGATTCAATTGCATCAATACACTCAACCTTTCCTTGCTTGTAGTGTGATGGATTAATATTGTCTTTCATATTGCGAAATCTTTTGAGGTCACAAATATACACAAATCTTTTGGAACACGAAAAAATTTATCCACACCTTTTCTTTCTTGAGTATAAATGCGTATAGTTTCTTTAAATCCTTCGTTAAAAATAACATCTGATTTGCAGAAAATAGCTGCTTGGGTCTCAGAACATATGATCACATACCAAAATGAATTATCTTTCCACTTGGCTTTTCTGCTGAGGAACGATACAGAATCAAAAGGAAAGTCTTCTTTACAAGTCCATGGCCTTTTAGATTTCATCTCCACCTCCCAAAAGTATTTCTTATCGTCTTTTTCCGAAAAGAAATCTATACCATAAACGTCACAATTCTCCAAAATATTGTGACCATTTGAAACTAAAAAAGCCTTAAGTAATTCCTTACCTTTGGCATCATTACGATTAAAACTTTCTTGATTAAACTTCATTCTTTATGTGTCCGTTGTGCAATCCCAAAACCTAGAATAAAACCAAGTAAGCAAACAATTATAAGTTGCTCCCAATCATTTGATTTTTTAACATATGATTTACCTGGTACTTTTACTTCGTAAGGGATTGTATCTCTAAAATTTATAGTATCTCTTTTGGCGGTAACTCTGAATTCATCTCCGTCCTTTTCAATAATAAACATTTCACTTTCGATAAAAGTGTCTGTGGTAATGATAAATGAATCTCTTCTTTCTGGTACTGGAACCTTAGTAATTTTGATAATGGTATCTTTTACAATTACAGTGTCTATTGTACACAAGTCTCCATACTTCAAGGTGAGAATGTCATGTCTTTGTTGAGGCGTTCTACATCCAGCAAAAGCCCCAAAGATTATTGCTCCTACAAAAACAATAAGAAACAATACGATATAGGATTTTAGATTTTTCATTTGTGCAAAGATAATAAAAATGTCCAGTTTTTAACATAATAAACCAAACATTGGTAGCAAATAATGTTGAATATAATAATCCTTATCGGTAATAAACCGAGTTAATGTTGGGTATATTCCACATTTATACCCTATCGGTAATAAAATTTATTCCGTAACGATTATTCACTTTCTATTCTGACAACACCAAGCGTAGATCCGAATAAAGCCAAAACTTGATTTACTTTATCCATTTGAGCTGTCCTTTTTCCTTGTTCTAATTCACGAACAAAACGCAATCCCACACCCGCCTTTTCGGCCAATTCTGGCTGCGTTAGTTGGAATCGCTTCCTTTTTTCTTTAATAAACTTACCAATTCGTAAATATTCATCATTTGCCTTTCCATTAATTACATAGTCTAAATTATGAGAAATTAATAATGGGGTAATCAAGGAGGCATTTAAAAGTAAAGCACCTTTGTTTATTTCTTTTTGAATCCAGTATCTTTCACGAGCATCTAAGTCTTCATCAAAAGCAACATATTCTAAAATTTTAACAGTCGGAGCATGATTAATTTTTTTTAAATCTTCAACCCATTCTACAACTTTTACTGAATGACTTTTACTTAGGTGCTGCATGGGTCTAATCATGCCTTGTGTTGATTTTCCAATATAATGTACAGCATTTGTAAAAGGACAACAAAGGGAATAGATTAATTTTTGCGATTTCATAAATATACCTTTTCGAATACAAATATACGAAAAATAATAAAATAATTTATATAATATACCTAATTGGGTATAATAAACTCAATAGGTTTATTGAGCACATATTAGTTTACTGACATATAAATGCTCAATATAAGTTTGTGGTCTTAATGTGTCATAAAAGTTACTTAAGGATGTGGTATTGTACCTTATATGGCACTTTATTGTGAAAAAATCACACTAATCAAACTTAAGACCATGTTCGGTCATTATCTCATGGAGCTTATCTCTTGTGTCTATTAGTGCTTGATAAGTATCTCCTGATATTGTGTCTGGGGCGTACTTAGTCTGAGACCGAAGGTGTTGGTCTAACTCCCACATACAGAGTGACCACCTGCTACCATTTACAGCAAGATCAAATTCCATTTGATCCTCTGGCAGATTAAATTCTAAGACAGCTTTCATTTGCCACATAGAAAGGATTCGAACCTTTATCTTTCACCTACAATGATGGAGCGTTACCACGTCAGGGACATCCCTAACCTTACGCCACTATGTGATATTTGCCTTTTTGAACGATGTCGGGAAGGCTAACCCTATCTCCTATACGATGAGAACAGATGTCTTGGGCATTGTTAAGAGGCCAATCTGTATTTTACGATCCCTTGGCCAACAGGGCTAATTTCTTTTAAAAGCCCACCAACGTAATTCTTTGTTTATTAATAACAATAATAATAATAATAATATTTTTTCTTCTTTCCCGTTTTTACAGAGAATGGTAAAAAACATTCATCCTTCCGAAGAAGGACACTATCCGATTTGAGCATTACCTCCAGATAGCACAATCAATTGTTGTCGGTGGGTCTTTTTTCTAAAAGCAGATTTGACAGAACGTGATGCAAATATAGTATTAATATTTATAAATGCAAATTATTTTAAATTATTTCACAAGCACCGCCAGCACAAGCTGATTCGCCCATAAGATTAGTATTGTCACTAATTTCGATAACTTTTGTGACATCAATCTGATGAATGTTTTTAGACATCTCATCGTACTCTTCCTTCGTAATTGTTTCAAATGGAGTCTGTGGATAAGAACCTAAGTTTTCAGGCAAGAAGGATAAGCCATTGTAATGATTTTGATTTTCCCACAACCATTCTCCTACCATTGCCCACTCGTTCTTCTTAACAGTAACTGTTGCTGAAACGTTATGTGTATTGTCTCCATAGATATGACCAGGCTTAATCCATTTCTCGTGAATAAGTTTAACACGCTCAAGGAATTCAATAGCACTTTCCAAACTCCTAGTAATAGCCCCCTTGGGCGCAGCTACCGGAATACTTACTACCGAGTTGATAGTGGGTTGGTATACGCAATCCTCAAGAAGTTCTGGATGATGGATTGATAAGTAAGTATAAATGGCTTCGTTCTTACCAATTCGCATTCTGCGAACATAATACTCATCATGCCAAGCGTGTACACCAGACGAAGTACCTAGAACCAAAGATGAAGTTCCGCTAGGTTTAACAGTAGTGATACGAGCAGCAGTATTAATTCCAATAGTAGCAGCAGTAAATGAATTTACTCTAATTGTAGCCTCAGCAGCCTCGGCCATATCTAAATCAAAAATCTTACCACTTGCAATACCAGTCATACCAACACCTAATAGTGCCTCACGTTCTGTTACTTCTTTCCAGATAGGTCTCAGATAATGAAAGTCTGTATAAGATGCCTGCAGTGTACCAATGAATGCAGCAGTCTCAGCCCTCGCTTCAAAATCAAATTGGTCTCTGATATCTGAAGCATTGATTTCCACTAAGTTACAAAACTGGTGTGAATTCAAACTGATTTCTGCGCAAGGATTTGTTCCTAACTCTAAATCGTTTGTAAAGAAGAAACCTGGTTCTCCGGCATTACTATCTTCAACTTTTTTCCATAGATTCAAAAACAATTGCTTATCTACAGATCCACGCTTTAATTTTACACTGTTGTTAGCTCTTCCTCTTTGAGGATTAAGATCATACCACTCTCCAGACTTACAAGTCAACATTTCCTCATCATCTTCATCAAAGAGAGCAATCATTGCTGATCTACGAATTCCTCCACTTAACACAGCGTTAGCAATGTGACATAGGATATCGTGACACTCCAAAGAAGTCAATTGTTGTCCGTCTTGTTTGCGTTCAAGAACAGCCTCGATGTGTGCTAAGCAAATCTTTAATGGCTCTGGTCCTGGTGCTACTCCACCACTTGTAATTAGTCTTTCACCCTTCGCTCTAATAGCACGGTAATCAAAGTTTGGTTTCCATGTGCTGAGACCCAAATAAGACTTCATTAATACTTTTATGGCATCAGCCCATCCCTCAATATTGTCTGGAATTAAATACCTTCTGTGTTTTTTAGAACGAGAAATAGCAGGTAGTTTGCTTATGTGGTTTTTGCTGACACTATAGCCGACACCCGTCCCAGACAATAACAAAAACATTGTTTCATTGAATGCCCTATAATCATCAATATGTAGATAGCTACAATTAAATAAACGAGCATTGTTAACCTCAATTGGCTTACCACCGAACTGAAGCGAACGCATAGAAGGCAATACTTTTTTTTCATAGACTAGTTCGTAGTTTGTTCTGATTAATTTTTCTAACTGAGGAAACTTACGAATATGCATTTCCATATTACGGGTCACAATTTCTTCCCAGGTCTCTCTTCTTTGTTTACCATTAATGTATTTAGCGTATTTGCTCCATACAACAGTTGAGGATAAAATTTCGTGATTTAATTCCATAATTAAAATGCTTTTCCGTGTTTATAACCTCTCATTGAATTATACTTCATTTTCAATTCGATGTGCTGTTCAAGGTTAATATTTAAACCGCCACATAAATCAAACAGTCTGATTGCAACATCTGCAATCTCATCTTCAAAAGAAGACTTGATATTCTTTTCGAATACCGTTTTCCAATCTTCTGCATCAAATTTGAATTCCTCATCATGCTGTAACAGAGCTAAGTCTTGTTGCAAATGAGTTGCAATTGTCTTATCTGCATAATGATTTTTACGGAGTGCCTCTTGGGCCTCAGCGAGTTCGCTCACAATTAACATTAACAATTCCGAAAGATTTCTTTCGTTTTCCCAGAAGCCTTTTTCTTTGGCTGTGCTGTGTGCTTTTTCTATTAAATTTCTCATAGGGGCTACAAATATAATCTGAGACCCATCGAAAAAACAAATAAAGTTTTTATTTTTTTGTTGTTTTACCATTATGACCATTTCTTGAGCGATTTTTAGATCTGTTCTCAAGTGTCATTTTACCAGACTTGGTATGGCTTAAATCTTTTCCAGCAGCATAACGCTTGCCGTATATGCCTCGCTTCTTTGCTTCTCCATTTAGTTCTGCTCTGTATTTTTTACGGGCAGGAGAAGACTGGTACGCTTTTTCTTTGGAATAGTCACGTCCTGTAGCCTTGTTAGACCCAGGACGTTTACTTTTCCCTATAATTTTGTTTTTAGGCATAATTATTTTTTCTTAGCAGTTTTAGCAGATTGTTTAAATGCCTTCGCTGTCGGTGCACCCTTTGTGCCCGGCTTTCTCATTTTCTCACCGCTGCCTGCTGCAATACGCTTTTTCTTAGCGTTTATGTTTGCGTACAAACCTCGCTTCATTTTACTGAATAATAGTTACAGAGTCCTCACCTAAAACTTGCTCGATTTGTGCTACACACTTTTCGTGTACAACTAAAGCAACTTGTCCCCAAAATTCTTGAACAGTTAATTCTGTTTGAACTTGATTTGGAAGAGAACTTACATTTAGTGGTGACTTACCGTCTACCCAATCTTGCTGACTTTTATAGTAACTCAAGTTAACCCAGTTCGAGTTAGGAGCTAATATAAAAATGTTTAGATAAGCAAAGGCATTCGATACCTCGAACCCTTCGTCTGTTGTTAGTTTTTTATTTATTTGTAGTGCCATAATTTTATTTATTAATATGCTACTTCTACTAAAGCAACCTTTGAAACTATTCTGAATGTCACAGAACCACCACCGCTAAACAATGGAGCATTGAATACTATTTCTAGTTGTTGACTAGCACCGCTATTTATATCAATAGCACACGTTGCCATAGATGTATCATTTTTAATACTAGTGGTATCTATAGATCCTACAATAGAAGATGTACCCCCTATGCGTTTAAACAATAAACAATCTTTCTGCATATAGCAGTCTCCCACAGTCACACCCGTTGCAGTTCCCGTAATTGCAGTTACTACTGCGATAGTGTCAATTTGAACATTCCATGCTCGGTTGTTGCCTGAAGGAATAATTAAGTTTGTTACACCTGTTCCATCTAAAGATAAAACTGTTGTTCCTCCCGTTGTTAAAGATGCTGAACGCATAGGAACTAAATTCGATAATTGTGCCTCGCCATTACCTACAAAACCTCCATTTGTAGAAAAAGTTTGCATTCCTTGTAAATATGCTATAGCTCCTAATCCAGAAGCATTAGAATATTTAGCACTTGCAGTATTTTGATAACCAATAGAAACACCAGATTCTGCGTTTGCAGTACAAGACCTTCCTATTGCTACACTTCCAATTCCAGTTGCATTATTATTGCCACCTAAAGAAACTGTAGAAGTGTTTGATGCTACACTAGCAGCACCACCAGCAATTGAACGCTGCCCACTTGCCGTATTATTCTGCCCACCAACAACAGTTGCATGAGTGTTTGTTGATGCTGTGTTGGATTGACCGCCTGAGATGGTTGAGCCAAAAGAACTTGCATTATTTCCATAACCACCACCTATACTAGAAGAATCTGCAGTAGCATTATTATCATAACCACCAGCAACAGTAGAATGATCTAATGTAGCATCATTTCTATATCCACCACCAACAGTACTATAATTACTAGATGATGTATTAGAAAATCCTCCACCTATAGTACTATATACCCCGCTTGCAACTTGAGTATTGATTTGACGATTTCTTTGAAAATCTACACTATATGTTCCTCTCAAATTTCCACCTGTAACAGTGCCATCGGGAATTTGAGCCACTAATGCACCAGTACCATTTGGAGCTATGACTAAACTTGAGTTAGTTGAATCCGCTTGTATAACAGTTGCTGTCTGCGTTGTTACCGCAGGATCAGATGTTAATTTTAATCTTGAAAATAATTTTGTAAATGCTCCCATAATTTTTAGTATGCCACTTCGACTAATGAAACTTTTGCAACTATTCGCATAGTTACACTACCTCCACCAGCAAATGTTGGGCCAGTGAATGTCATTGCTAATTGTTGAGATGCTCCTGCTGTGTATGTCATAGAACAAGTGTCCATGATTAAACTATCTGAGGCCGATGCATCTCGTATAAAATTTCGTACAGAACTTGTAC